TAGCACTGGGCAACGCGAGTAAAGTCCCTTACGCCGATGAGGGTGTCGCGGTGATCGAGGCGGCGCTTCGCGCGGTGCTCGACGAAGGGATCGAGGTCGGCGGCATCGTCGCCGGTAGCGTCACGATCACCGTCCCGAAGGTCGCGACGCAGGCACCGGCGGACCGTGCCGCGCGCATTTTTAGAAACATCAAGTTTCGCTGTACCTTGGCCGGGGCGATTCACAAGCTCGACCCGATCCAGGGCGAGATCATCATTTAAGGAGCGGCCATGGCGAATGACGTACAGACGTATGACCCGCTGCGCAATGTCATCACTTGCGGGTCGCTCACGATCTCGGGTTACGGTCCCGACTCGTTTATCAAGATCACGCGCAGCAGCCCCATCTTCACGACCCAAGTAGGCGCGGGGGGCGACGTCGCGCGGTCGCGGAGTCAGGACAAGACGGCCACGATCGAGATCACGATCAAGCAGACCTCACCGTCTAATGATCAGCTGTCGGCGCTGGCGAAGGCAGACGAGATCGACGGTAGCGGGATCTTCCCCTTTCAGATGAAAGACCTGAACAGCACCACGGTCTGCAGCGCACAGAGCGCGTGGGTCGAGAGCTGGCCAGACATGGAGCGCGCCAAGGAAACTGGCGTGTGTGTGTGGAAGTTAGCAGCTAGTAAGCTGAACGTGTTTATCGGCGGGGGTATCACGTGAGGGGGGATTGGGTTCCTGTCAGTGAAGTAGTTATCGGCGAAGGTGAAGACGCGCTAGTTTTCCGCGTCGGCCTGCTCTCGCCTCTAAAGTCGCTGTACTTGCTCAATCGAGTAGTGCAGCTGCTGGCGCCTTCGCTGGCGCCATCGATCGCTAAACTCACGGGTAGCGGGCTTTCGGCGGTGCTCACCAAGCTCGCGCAAGGTGGGAGCATCGACACGGTAAATCCTGTCGAGGTCCTGCTAGAGCTCGACACTGCGGGAATCATCAACACATTAGGTGAGGGTGTTGCGTCGCTGTTTGCTGTACTAAAGCCCGCCGAGACTCAAGAGATCGCGCTCGAACTTCTCGCCGTAGTGCAAGTGCTGCAGAGAGACGATAAAGGCGAGAAGCTAGTACCGCTGATCTCGCGCACGCGCACCGGCGGTTACGGGGCTTTTGATCTCGTGTTCCTCGGTCGCACGCTCGACTTGATCAAGCTCGTAGTAGCAGCATGGCGGCACAACTATCAGGATTTTTCCGAAGTGCTGCGCGCGTTCGCGACCGAGCTGCAGCACAGCAAAAACCGCAAGAGCAAGTCGCCCTCCGTGGTGTAGACCACCTAGCGCCGGGCTGGCCGGTGTGGCGGCTCGTCATGGAGCGAGTCGCTACGCTAGAAGAGATCGAGAGGTCGTGGGCGCTTATCGACGTGGTACACGCTAACGAGATGCTAGACGCGGTGCGCGCTGCTGAGCATGACGCCCGAGAGCGCGCCCGCCAGACAAAGTGAGGATCGCCCGTGGTAGTCCGTGAGCTGCTAGCGAAGCTGGGGATCGAGCTCGATAATAAGAGCTTTTCCGCAGCTGACGTGCTCGTCGAGGGCCTGAAGGTGGGGCTCGTCGCGCTAGGCGGCTTTGCGATCGCAGCTGGCACGGGGCTAGCCGCCCTGGTCGGCGACCTTGTAGAGACAACGGGCGAGCTTAACGATACGTCGCAGGCCATCGGAGTCACCGCCGAAGCGCTGCAGACTCTGACCTACGCCGCACGGCTTAACGGCGCGTCACAAGAGGACGTCGCGACCTCGCTCGGCAAGCTGAACAAGCACTTGTACGCGGCGAAACAGGGCAACGAAGAAGCCGTAAAGACGTTTGCTGCGCTGCATATCAAGGTGCGCGATACGTCGGGTGGGCTCAAGAGCGCTGACGTGATCTTCGGTGAGGTCGCCGACCGCTTCGCCAAGATGCCAGACGGGCCGAAGAAAACCGCGCTCGCGATGGATCTGTTCGGCAAGAGCGGCGCGAAGCTGATCCCGACTCTCAACAGTGGCGCGAAGGGACTTGCGGATCTGGCAGACGAAGCGCGCGAAGCGGGCTTCGTCATCGACAAGGAAACGATCGCGGCGGGCGATGACTTAGGTGACAACCTAGACCGGCTCAAGATGGCGGCGCAGGGCTTAGGGTACAGCATAGGCGGGCCGCTGCTGTCACAGGTAAACGCGGTAGTGCTGGCCTTCATGGGCTGGCTCAAAGCGAACCGCGAGATCATCGCGCAGCGCGTAGACAAGGTGGTCAAAGTCTTGACCGTGCTAGGTCGCGCGTTTGTCGCCGTATTAAACACGCTCTATAAGACGCTCGGCTTTGTGATCGACAACTGGAAGTTGTTCGCGGTCGTGATGACTAGCGCGGTGCTCGGCGCGATAGTCGCCAATATCGGCGCGATCACTACGCTGATAGGTCAATACATCTGGTTTGGCGCAGTGTCCCTACTCACGGCGGCACGGGCGACCGCCGCGTGGTTAGCTGCTGCAGCGGGGCCTATCGCCATCGCTTCGCTGATAGCGATCGCGATCCTGCTACTCGACGAGCTGATCACCTACCTACAGGGCGGCGAGACGTTGATCGCGGAGCTCGCGCCGAAGTGGGCCGAGTTCCTGGAAAACTTTATCAACGGCGGCAGCGATTCCGATCCGTGGTGGCTGACTGCGCTGCGCGGACTCGCCGCGCTCGTCACGCACTTCCCGCAGATCTGGGACCAGATGATCACCGAGATTAAAGCGGCGTGGCAGGCGTTCGGCGCGTGGATTAACGAGATGATCACTAGCATGGTGAACTCGATCACGGGCCGGATCACGGGTGCGTTTAACTCCGTTAAGTCATTCCTGCACATAGGTACGAGCGGGCCGGGTGCGGTCATAGGTGGCGGGGCGGCTTCGCCAGCTGCGAGCGCTGCAGCAGCGCGCAGCGCGGGCGGCGTGTACAGCTCGAACACCACAAACGATTTTAAGATCTATCAGCAGCCCGGCCAGGACGCGACCGACGTAGCGGGCAAAGTGCGCGCGCAGATAGAAGCAGCACGGCAGACCGAACTAGAGCAAGCCGCCGCTGCGCTGGGAATGTAGCCATGGCCGAAACGTCTCTAGTGTTCTCGACGCAGCCGACCAAGATCGAGAGTATCGCACTCGACGCCGCGCTGCGCGAAGTCCACAGCGGCGAGGTCGAGGTGACGGAGCACCCTGTCGAGCAAGGGTCAAACATCACCGACCACACGCGGCCTAAGCCCGACCGGCTCACGATCGACGCGATAGTCAGCAACACGCCGATAAACACCACGCAGCGCACGCGGGTCGTCGAGTCGTTCGGCGTGTCCTTTGTCAGCAGCTCGCTAGAAGATTCGCGACAGGGTGCGGCGGGCTACGCTGAGACTGCGTACGCGAAGCTAGTGGAGCTCAAAGACAAGGGATCGCCTATCACCGTGGTTACGCAGATCCGCACCTACGATGACATGATCCTGACTTCGCTGTCGGTACCGCGTGACAGCAAGACCGGCGACGCGCTCTTGTTCACGGCATCCTTTCAGCGCGTCATCTTGGTTAAGAATAAGCTCACGCGCAAAGTAGTTTCGCGCGATCCCAAAGTGCAGCCGAAGAACAAGACCGGCAAGCAAGCGCCAAAGACCGACACGAGCGCCAGCAAAAAGTCGATCCTAAAGACGCTCGATAACAGCACGGGTCGGGGCTTGTCTAAACTGCTGACACCGGGAGCGTGACGACGTGCCGATAAACATCCCGCTGCGCTCTGACCTTCCGCACTTCGACTTGCAGGCAGTCCTATCGGGCGTCGTGTTCACGCTTGAGTTCAAGTGGAACACGCGCGAGCGCGCTTGGTATCTGAACATACAGAGCGAGTCCGGCGATGACGTGGTGAACGGGATCAAACTCATCGTATCTTTCCCGCTAGGTCGGCGGACGCCTAGCCGCGCGCGCCCAGCTGGCGTGCTCATAGCCGTAGACACTTCGGACTCGGGCCTGAATCCTAGCTGGGATGACGTCGCGCAAAAAGGCGACCTCGGTAGCCGTGTGCAGCTACTTTACTACGAACCCGACGAAGCGCAGCTAGAGCCCGCAGCAGATGGCTAGCGATCTTTTATTCAAGCGCCTAGTGCGCCTCACGATAGCGCGCCGCGTGGCCGAAGACTTTCGCACGGTGACTAGCGACGTGCTGGAAATTGAGCGCTTGCGCGTCGCGTTTAAGGTCACAAAGACCAGCGGCAAAGAACCGAACACATGCGAGGTCACCGTAAGCAATCTTGCGGCTGACACGCGCGCGGCGCTGCAGACCAAGGGCGTAAAGTTTCTGCTACAGGCGGGCTACGAAGGCACGGGCATCGGTCAGCTTTTTGTAGGCGACGTGCGCACGATAGACCACGTGCGCGACGGTGCGACCTGGAACACCGTGATCAAGAGCGGTGACGGCGAGCGCGCGCTAGCGTTCGCGCGCGTAAACGAGAGCTTCGCGAGCGGCGTCAAGATCCCCGACGTGGTGCGCAAAGTCGCGGGAAAGCTCGGGCTGGGTCTAGGTAACACAGAGCGCGCGGCTTCCCAGATGACCGGTGAATACTCGCAAGGCTACGCCGCGCACGGCCCGGCGTCTCGCGAGCTCGATCGCGTGCTGGCTGCAGCGGGCTACGAGTACAGCGTGCAAGATGAGCAGATCTTGATCGTGCGACCCGGCGAAGGCAGCGGCGAGCAAGTGCCCGAGCTGTCGCCCTCGACGGGGCTCATCGGGTCGCCCGAGTTCGGCACGCCCGAGACGAAGGGCGGGCGGGCGCTGGTCAAAGTAAAGTCGCTGCTAAACTTCGGGATCAAGATAGGCTCGCAGGTCGTGATCCGCAGCGCTCGCCACAACGGGCCCGTGGTCGTGCGAAAGCTAGAGCACGTGGGCGACACTGCGGGCGGCGACTGGTATACGAACTTCGAGGCACGGCCAGCATGAGTCAGAACGGGTTACCGACATCACTAGCGGACGTCATCAAGCGCGGCATGCGCGCAGCTCTGAGCGACATCCACACCATGATCCCGGGGCGTGTGGTTCGAGTTAACACAGAGCTCGCGGGCGCTGAGCAGCGGATCAAGAGTGTGGACGTGCAGCCGCTTATCGCGAGCGCCTACCTCGACGAGACGCTAGCGCGACAGGTGGAAGCACTGCCGCAGATCGTAAGCGTGCCGGTGGCTTGGGTCGGCGCTGGTGACTACCGCGTGACGTGCCCGATCAAAGTGGGCGACACCGGGGAGATCCGTTTCTCCGAGGCGTCGCTTGACCTGTGGCTGACGCGCGGCGGGGATGTAGACCCGGGCGACGATCGGCGCTGTCACCTAGCAGACGCGGTGTTTAGCCCGGGGCTGCGCAGCTTTGCTACACCGTGGCAGAGCGTGCCCACCGACCGGATGACGATCGGGAATGATACCGGGCTGCAGATCCACATCGACGCCCCCCAGATCCGGATCGGTTCTAACCTCACGGCAGACCTAGAGCCCGTCGCTTTAGGCCAGATCCTTTACACGTTCTTACTGAACTTGATCACGTGGCTGGCGACACACACTCACCCTACGCCAGCGGGCGCGAGTAGCGCGCCGACAAACCCACCGCCTAGCGTGCCCGATATCCGCGCGCCGTCGGTGTCGGTAAAGCGTACTTAACCATGATAGGCTAGTCGCGTGACCGCTACCGATCTACTGCTGACTGACGATGACGAGCTCGCGATAGTCAATGGTGACTGGGCTTTCGCGACCGACGCCGCCGCCATCCTGCAGGGCATCAAGATCCGCTTGCGCTTTTTCCAGGGCGAGTGGGTTTTCGACCTAGAGATCGGGATCGATTATTGGAATAGCGTGCTGATCAAAAATCCGTCGCTGATCGTGGTGCGCGAGATCTTCCGCCGCGCGCTTCTCAGCTCGCCCGGCGTGGTGGA